CCTGTTTATGGCTGGTTTTCTTGCTGCTTGGCAGATAAAACCTTTGATTCCTCAGGGAGCATGGCATGAATTTCTCCAAGCTTGTTGTTACAAGTTTGGTGCTGGTTTTGGGTCTTCTATTGGAGACAAAGCCAAAGAGATTTACAAAATGACTGAAGTGACTGTTGAGAAAGTTTCAGATGCCTTTCAAGGTATCCTTAAACTCGTTGAAGCCGCTGCTCTTGCTATTTGCTTTGCTAATCTTGCTTCTGTTTGTCAAACTGCTGCTCAATGGGCCTCTCTTCTTGGACTTATTTTGATTCCAAAATTTGGACAAGGTCTTTGTACTGATTTTATTGGTTTGTTCCAGCGCCCTACTGCTCGTGCGGATGGTGATGCCATTGAACCTTTTGTTACTGTTTTTCTTACCTTGATCTCTGTTTTGTTTACTGGATCTATAAGCACTGGAATTGTTTCTAACTTTTTCCGTGTTTCTGATATTACCGGATGTAAAGATTTATTTAAATCCGGTAGTAAGCATGCGATTTCGCTTTTGTCTGATCTTGTGATTTCTTTATTGCGTTTCTTGGTTAGTTATCGTTCTAACGAAACTATCCAGGAATTGTTGAAGAATGTTGATCATGCTGAAGCTGATCGTTTGACTATCCGTGATGTGCCGACTCTTTTGATTGAGATGGCTCAGGCCGTATTAATCTGTGAACAGATGAACGCTGAACCCAGATTGTACGAACATTTGTCATCTTATCAGGAACTTTTGGCTCGTGCTTTTGGAACTCTTAAAGTTCTAACGCACGTTCGTGAGTACCCGTTCTCTGAACGTGTACATTTCACTGCTGAATACAAGAAATTGTATCAAGCAGTGATGAGCGCTGTCAACACTCGAAATGCCCATTCGCGCGTAGAACCTACAGTTGTTTATATTTCTGGCCCTGCCGGAATTATGAAAACTCGGTTCGCTGAGATGTTGGCTGAACGTGTTGCTGAACGTCTTTGGCCTGCCGAACGAAAGGAAGGTTCCTACTGTTATAGTAGAAACCCACTTCAGAAACATTGGGATGGTTATTGCAACCAACCTGTGTGTCGTTTTGAAGAGGCTTTTTGTTCGCCAAGTCAGAAGAAGGATACGACCAATGAGGAACATACTGCGTGGTTATCGCTTGTTTCTAGTGCAGTTTATCCCCTGCCGATGGCGACTTTGTCTGAGAAAAAGACGAAGTTTACTTCGGAGGTGATAATTTGTACTTCAAACATCGCGTTTCCCGAGTCTGGAACTGTTGATCGTGCGGCTCTTTTGAGAAG